ATCAACAGGCGTCCTGACGGCGAACAACTATATAAGTCGTTCGCAAGCGCGATCAGACGTTCGATTGAGGCGGCGTTCTGCACGTCTATACCAAGACCTTCGAATTTACGCGAAAGTCTAGTAGGTTGGACGTCACAGCCGTTGAGAAACTCACCTCCACATGATTCTCTAAATATTAGAGAGGAGGTATAAGAAAAGGTTTTATCCCGGTTAGGAACAAAACCGTTCTTAGCCAATCTACTCATTACAGTAGCGGCATATTGTGTTTCAACAACGATATCGTCGCCGTAGACCCTGTACCGAGAGGTACGAGGGTCACCCCCAACCTCTTTAATGGAGGCTTCCGTGATGGCTGCGAAGATAATACACTCAATTGGGAAGCATAATGCTGATCCCATAGGAGCGTACTTCCTCAGCTTAATGCATTTACCCGTCGGGAGCTGCACGTTCTTTGAACGTGTGCACCAAATGAGTTCACGCAAAGCCGTCGAACGGAACCAGTTCCTCACTAGTACCCATGAGACACAGTCACTGGCAGCAGAAAGATCGATGGTGGAAAATGATCCATCAATCGAGCCCTCAAACGCCAGCTCACTGTTATACTCAGGGTGTTTTAGTGAGATTCGCCTTCGGAGATACGCGTGGTCATCGATATACGATGCCAGTTGGTCTCCGAAACCCTCTTGATACCACATTAGTGTCGCGGGCTCCATACAGATTGTACGGAGCTTCACAGCACTCTTAGGCACGAAGATTAACTTCGAACAACGGTTAATACCCTTTGTTCTAGGTCTTGGTGTACTAGGAGGGGGTGTCATCCTAGCATCCAGGTAGTCTGTTAAACAGTCTCGGCCTAACTGACGATATTTATGTGTCAGATCAGGTTTCGTGTCTGCGACAGATCCTGGCCCATGTCTCTGTACAACATCCGTATATAACGGATGATGAGACATGACACCTCTTCGAGGGAACCACCTTGCTATGATTTCTGCCTCTTCCGGTGTCGGTATGACACTTTCCAACGCTTCTTCATTAGCAAGGTAATCTTGCAAAGCCGCCTCTCTTAGATCGTCCACATTCTTAAGAGATATGTGAGACATAAAAGAGAAAGCTAAATGCAATGAGCGAAAACTCTCCTCGGATGCCGTGGCACCCCAAGAGTCCACGATACCCCTGAGCGGAAATAGAATTTTCCCGCTCTCAGTCCACTCTGCTGCGAGATGATGTTTAAAGTCATCGTAAGACATTGGATTATCCTCTATACAATTTCTTATGAGGAGTTCATCCGAAGCCTTTAGCAGCTTCACCAATCTTATAAGGTCTATCTGGCTCACATATTGCACGTGTTGCCTGATATTCCAGACTGGTGGTGAACCGAAAGGAGTAGTGAGGTCTACGAGGAGGGCTTCCCATAATAGTAAAGCGCCTCGAATTGTTTCGAGGTCGCCTTCAATCATGGGAGAACCAGCTCTCACGTAGGTCTGCTGCCAAACAAGTTGTTCGACAGTTTCCCAGAACGTTTCCATTCTGGCTCGTCGGTGCGACATGTTACTACCGCATATCTGCGGGTAGCATACTACCCCGCATCAAAGCATTCAGTCGCTCTGTGGTCAATACGCCTGTATTAAAGAAGGCGTTCATTGCCCGAGCAACTTGCGTTTTGATGATGGCGGGAGTGATTAAAGCATCAACAGCCGCCTTTACCGTGATATTCACCACACAAGGTTTGTCAACCTGGTATGTGGCATCCACAGTATCAGTGATTCTCAGCGGGCTCACGAGTGAACCAAGGATAGAGAAACCCTTGGTATCGGGAGCATACGCAGGGAGCGTTATTCCTGAATTGCGATAGACATCCTTAACAGGTGTCATGGCAAACCGGAATCGCTCCTCGAGTCCCTGAGGTGAGGTGAGATTACTAATGACAGCCTCTCCAGGCGTGTCACGAATAATCGTCCAATCCACTCCAAAATTAGGCAAACCTAACTCGAGTAGATGGGTAGTCACACCGTCAATAGCTGTATCAGTATAACAATATGATACAGTTTTGGCCATAAAATGACCTCCTTTCTCGCGGGGTTTAAACACCCGCAAAGGCTCTCATCGTGTGCGTTTAAATCGCTGCACGATAATCGCCAACAACTCTGCAACATTGTGGAATTGTTGTGGTGATAACCCTTTGTAGAGAGGGAGATCGAGTGTGCGCTCTAATCTACG